GTACTCAAAATGGTGTTCGTGGAGGCTCCGCTACGGTTCATTTCCCAATTTGGCATAAAGAAATTGAAGACATTTTGGTCCTCAAAAACAACAAAGGAACGGAAGACAACCGAGTACGGAAACTAGACTATTCAATTCAGTTATCAAAACTATTTTACGAAAGATTTATTAATGATGAAGATATAACTTTATTTTCACCACACGAAGTACCTGAACTTTATAAAGTTTGGGGGTCTCCTGAATTTGATGAGGTTTATCAAACAACAGAAAGAAAAACAAGTGTGTGGAAAAAGAAAGTATCAGCACAAGAATTAATTTTTTCTATGTTAAAAGAAAGAGCTGAAACTGGTCGTATCTATATTATGAATATTGACCATTGTAATACTCATTCATCTTTTAAAGATACAGTTTATATGTCTAACTTGTGTCAGGAGATTACTTTACCTACAGACCCTATTCAACATATTGACGGAGAAGGAGAAATCGCATTATGTATCTTATCAGCAATCAATGTTGGTAAATTACAATACCTTGATGATTTAGAAAGTCTTTGTGATTTAGCAGTAAGAAGTTTAGATGAAATTATTGACCATCAAAAATATCCAGTTAAGGCTGCCGAAGTATCTACAAAGGCAAGAAGAAGCCTTGGTATTGGTTACATTGGTCTTGCACATTATCTAGCAAAAGCAAAATTAAAGTATTCTGATAAACAAGCTTGGAAAGAAGTTGATGAATTAACAGAAGCATTCCAGTATTATCTATTGAAAGCTAGTAATCAAGTTGCACAAGAAAAAGGTAAATGTGAATACTTTGATAGAACAAAATATTCCGATGGTATCCTACCAATTGATACTTACAAAAAGGAAGTTGATGAAATTTCAGGCAGAAAACTGTCTATGAAATGGGAACAACTCCGTAAGGACATCAAAGAATATGGGTTAAGACATAGCACTCTCTCAGCCCAAATGCCATCTGAATCCTCTAGTGTGGTTTCAAATGCAACAAACGGCATTGAACCACCTAGGGATTATTTAAGTATTAAAAAGTCTAAAAAAGGTACATTAAAACAAGTTGTACCTGATTATCAAAGATTGAAGAATTTTTATACTTTATTATGGGATATGAAAGACAATGAAGGATATATAAATATCGTAGCCGTTATGCAAAAGTATTTTGACCAGGCGATTAGTGGAAACTGGTCATATAATCCTGAAAATTATGAAGATAACCAAGTACCTGTTTCGGTAATGGCCAATGATTTATTGACTACTTACAAACTAGGTTGGAAGACTTCATACTATCAGAATACTTATGATGCTAAGAAAGACCTTGACGAACCAACACATCCAGTTGGTTGGACAGATAATGTAGAAGAAACTAAACCAACTACTTTGCAAGTGGAAGATGATGAAGCTTGTGAAAGTTGTACTATATAAAGTACAGGAAAGGGCTTTATGGCGTTTTTATGTGTCAATACACCTCATGTAGATGTATTTGTCAAAAAAGAATATCTTTATGACCATCAAAAAGGACATGGTGAGTTTGTTGAAGGTGTATGGGTAACAGCAAAGTCTATACAAGGTAGAGCATTATATTTTGAAACATACTTACCTGAGTATGGTGCTTTATATGATAAATTACCAATTAGTGCATTTGTGTGGAAAAAAGAAATTGAGGAAAGTGTACCATTAAGTGAATTACAATTGTGGGATTGTTTTAGTTACGATATTACAATTGTAGAAAAAGTTATGATGACAGGTAATCAAGTTAAATATCTGTCGCCATCTAAAAAATGGTATAAAGGTTGGTATATGTTTACAATAGATAATGCAAATTCAACCAACTTAGAAAGAAATGTGTCTTATAGTGAAACGCCTAGTCAACATAAGTCATTTAATATATTAAAGTTAGAGAATGGCCATTTTGCGGCTCAACCTAACAATAGAGTTATCTTTTATGATAAGTCTTATACTCCTAGTGATTTGAAGTTTCCAGATTTCAAAGTGTCCACGGTAGAGTATAGTGTAGAAGGCGAACAAAAGTGGACAGCAGGTGATGACGACAAATTTTTTTATGATATAGAGGAGAGAAAAGAGTAATGGCAAGTGTATTTAATAAAGCAAAAGGGTTAGACTTTACCAAACAACCAATGTTTTTTGGTGAAGACTTACAGGTACAACAATATAGTGATATGAAGTATCCTATTTTTGACAAGTTGAACCAACAACAGTTAGGTTATTTCTGGAGACCTGAAGAGGTGTCACTTCAAAAAGATAGAAATGATTATGCAGAACTAAGAGATGAACAAAAATTTATCTTTACAAGTAATCTTAAATATCAAACTATGTTAGATAGTGTACAAGGTAGAGGACCGTGCTTGGCCTTTTTACCATTTGTATCTATACCAGAACTAGAAGGTTGTATTGTAACTTGGGACTTTATTGAAACCATCCATAGTAGAAGTTATACATACATTATTAAAAATCTATACTCTAATCCAAATGAAATTTTTGATACTATTATTGAAGATGAAAAGATTGAGAAAAGAAGTAAGTCTGTAACTCAAACTTATGATGAGTTAATTCAATTAGGTTATAAATGGCATCTAACACCAGACAAAGTTGATTTACAAGAACTTAAAAAGAAAATGTACCTTGCAATGGTTACAGTTAATATCTTAGAAGGCTTAAGATTCTATGTATCATTTGCTTGTTCATTTGCTTTTGGTGAATTAAAACTACTTGAAGGTAGTGCAAAGATTATTTCTTTTATTGCAAGAGATGAAAGTCAACACCTTGCAATGTCACAAACAGTTATTAATAACTGGAGAAATGGTGACGATAAAGATATGATGCCTATTATGAAAGACTGTGAAAAAGAAGTATATAAAATGTATGATGAAGCTGTACAGGAGGAGAAGCGTTGGGCAACATATCTATTTTCCAAAGGAAGTATGATTGGTTTATCCGAAAAACTGTTACACCAGTTTGTAGAATATATGGCCAATCGAAGAATGAAAGCAATCGGTCTAACACCAGTTTACGACCAAAAAACAAATCCTCTACCGTGGGTAGACCATTGGTTAAATAGTAGAAGTTTACAAAATGCACCACAAGAAACAGAAATTGAAAGTTATGTTATTGGCGGTATTAAACAAGATGTTAAGAAGGACCAATTTAAAAAGTTTAAACTATAATGCCTAAAGAAACTAGAAAAAAACACTGTTCTTCCTGTGAAACTAAATATACCGTACAATGGGACATTGAAGAGCAAGACTTAGAACCTCTTACTTGTCCTTTCTGTGGTTATGAAGTTGAACAGGAAGAAGATGAACAAGACATTTGGGAAAACAACACCGAAGACGATAGTTGGAATTGATTATAGTTTAACAAGTCCTGCCATATGTGTGGCAAAAGATGATAAACTAAATTTCTACTATCTTACCAGCAAGAAAAAATATGATGGTAAGATGGCCGAAAATATAGAGGGTCAATTGCATGATGAATGGGATAATCCTATGCATAGGTTTGGTCTTATATCAGATTGGGTATTTTATGTGTTATATGATTTACACGAAGGTGATTATGAAATATATATTGAGGGGTATTCATTTGGTTCTAAAGGCCAAGGCGTTTTTCAAATTGCCGAAAATTGTGGCATTCTCAAATACAGACTTGAACAAGAAGCATTATCTTGGAACACAGTTGTACCTAGTGTTGTTAAAAAAGGTGCAACAGGAAAAGGCAATGCAGATAAAGATATGATGTACGAAGCTTTCCTAAAAGAAACAAATATTGATTTAAAAAAGATTTTTGATACAGATAAGGTTGGTAATCCAGTATCAGATATTGTTGATAGTTATTATATAGCAAAGGTTGGTTATGAAAATAGTAAAGTTTGATAAGTCTAAGGCACCTACAGCAATTGCAAACGCATTAAAACAAAATCATCAAATTATAGATTTATCTGATGTAACGGCGTTTGGTTATGAACATTTTTGGCATATGAAAACTTGTCATTTCTTTTTAAATAATGGTACATTTGGTAGTACACACATAAAAAGACAATGGTTACCAAATGCAGACAATCATAAAATGGCAGTTATGAACCATAGAAATGAAATGGTTAATATGTTCGCCAAACACTTCAATAAAAATATTATACATTTAGAGAGTGCTACACTTAGTAGAATGAAGTGTAACTATGTAAATAAATTTTACAAACAAATTGCACCAAGATTTTATAGAATGGGATTAAATCATTGGGTGTTTAGCCACACTAAATGGTGTAAACCAATCAAAGGTAGACTAGAAAAGAATTTAAAACTTATAGAAGAAGAAAATAAGTTTACATTTAA